GGCCCGCCCTGCCGCGCCATCTGCTCGATTGCCGCTCGGCGCATGCCCCGACCGGGCGCGAGCAGCGAGATCGCCTCGAGGATATTGGTCTTGCCCGCGCCATTATCGCCCCAGATCACGTTGAACCGCGCCCCCGCCTGAAGCCGGGTCGCCTCATGGTTGCGAAACTGGGTCAGCGAGAGGGAAGAAAGCGCCATCTGTGGCCCGCTATAGCGGCTTGGACGGACCCATGCGCGCAAAATCGGCGCGGCGCGGCAACGAGCAAATGGCGTCGCGCCAAAACATCGTGGATATTCCCAAGATTTCGCATTCAGCTGCGGGCAAGAATTGCTTCATCGTGTATAACGTGTTGAGAAGCAATGATCTTTCAGTTTGGCACGCGCTGTGCAGAGTATCTGGCATCTCCCGACGGACAGCCCGGAGGGACACACAGACACTCTGAAAGGACCCGCATCATGTTCTCGCTCTCGCAATTCAACACGAACCTCGTCGCTGCCATCTGCGCTTTCGCTACCTCGGCACTTTTCATCGGCCTGAGCGTAGTTCCGGCGGAAATTGGTACGATGTCGGCGATGATCGTCTGATCGCCGGCACGCCGCCATCACATTCAAGGTTTAAAGGGGAACCATCATGAACAACCGCTCTTTCCATCTCGACAAGTCGAACGGCAAGCTGATGGGCGTGTGCTCAGGGCTAGCCAATTATTTCGACTGGGATGTGAACCTGATCCGCATCGCCTTCGTGCTCGCCGCGCTGTTCGGCATCGGCGCGCCGGTGCTGATCTATCTGGTCATCGGCCTGATCGCCTCGGACCGCTGACCGGCGAGGGCAGGATGCCGGGTCAGACTTTGGTGCTGAACGGCGTGAAATCGGTGGCGGTATCGAACACCTCCACCCCTTCGCGCCGCTTCAGCCAGCCGACCACGGCATAGGTCACCGGCGTCAGCACCACTTCCCAGCTCACCTTGAGCAGCCAGTTGGTGATCATCACGGTGATGACTTGGGCGGTCTCCCATTCGCCGTAAAAGGCCAGCGGATAAAAGATCAGGCTGTCGACGCCCTGGCCGACCACCGTCGAGCCGATGGTGCGGGTCCAGAGCAGCTTGCCCGCCGTCCAGATCTTCATCCGCGCCATCACGTAACTGTTGACGAATTCGCCTGCCCAGAAGGCGACGATCGAGGCGAGCACGATCCGCGGGACCTGGCCGAAAACCGATTCATAGGCCGCCTGACCGTCCCAGCCCTCTGCCGGTGGCAGGCTCACCACCACCCAGCTCATGAACGCCATGAACAGCAGCGCGCCGAAGCCTGCCCAGATCACGCGGCGCGCGCGGGCATAGCCATAGATTTCGGTCAGAACGTCGCCGATGACATAGCCCAGCGGGAAGAACAGGATGCCCGCGCCATAGACCCATTGCTGTCCGGCGATGGTGATGAAGGTCGGCTTGGCCGCGCCGATCACGTTCGACAGCAGCAGCACCGTGACGAACGCCGCCATCACGAAATCATAATAGCGGAAGCGGTGCGTGGCGGGGTCGAAGCCCAAGCCCGGTTCGAGGCTGTGGCTGATGGCGGCGGGTTCGGCAGGGGGGCTTTGCATCGCGCGCAGCCATATCGCGGTTTGCACCCACCTGCAAAGCCCGCTATTGCGCCCTCACCAAGGCGCGCGCCCTTAGCTCAGCTGGATAGAGCACGAGACTTCTAATCTTCGCGGATAGCATTGAAAAAAAAGGATTTATTGGCATTTTGTGCCAATTTTTGTGTCAATTTTCTTGTGCTAGCCGCTGGCGTTAGTCTGCTCTGGCAGCGTTGTGCCTTGCGATCAGGTCGTAAAGTTCGGCTTTTTGGCGTTTCAGTTCATCGACCTGCTGTTGGGTGGTATCCGTTCGAATACCATTCCGCATTTCGCTTGTAGTAATTCGGCGATCTTCAAGGAAAGGTAACCGCTGATCGATTTCTTCGATGTAGCGCACGGCCCATTCAACAAAAGCATTTACCATGGCGCCCTCATTCGCCGCCCGCCGCTGCAAGCAGTTCATTGGCCAGTGCTCCCAGCTCGACGACTCGCCCGTCGTCGAGGCGAACTTCAATTTTTGGTGTCCTGCCGGTCGGGGCCTTGCCGCTCGCAAATTCAGCCATTTCGGCGGTTAGATTAGTCATGACAGACACAGCCTGTCTCAAATCGGTAGCAATCTCATGAACGCTGCGCGGCATTGGCCTCTCCCATATTTGACATTGCAATGGATATAGTCCGCAGGTTTGAAAAGGTCGAACCTTTTTCAAGGTCCCCGATAGCCTGATCGCTCCAGCGCAAGTTGTGGCCATTTGCCCTGACTTCGGTCGCATCGGGTTTGAACGGAGTTATGCGGACTTCTCCTGCTCGCCTTCTGCTGCTTTGCCCCTGCTGATCGCCGAGGCCGCCCTGTCGAAGGCGGTGACAGTTTCCTCCGCGCCGATGTGCATGTAGCGGGCGGTGACCGCGATCGAGCTGTGGGCCATGGCCTTTTGCAGCTCGAGCAGGTCGGCACCGCCCTGGCGCGCCCAGGTGGCGAAGGTGTGGCGCAGATCGTGCCAGTGGAAGTCGACCAGCCCTGCTGTCGCGCGAGCCTTGTCCCAGCGCTTGCGGAAGTTGGTCTGGTCGAAGACCGGGCCGCGCAGCTGCACCACCCTGGGGGTGCCTTCGTCCGCGCGCTCGCCCGGCTTGCCGGCGACGGCGGCGGTCTGGCTAGCGCGATGGTCCTTCAGCAGTTTCAGCAGCGGCTCGGCAATGCCGACCACCTGGGGCTTCCTGCCCTTGCCCTTGGGAATCGTGATCGTGCGGCCGCGCAGGTCGACCTGGTGCCATTCAATGCCCAGCATCGCCGTCTTGCGCAGGCCCGTGGTGACCGCCGCCGTGATCGCCAGCTGCATGCCGGGATCCGCCGCGGCGATCAGCGTGTCGAATTCCTCGTGGCTGAGGAAGCGGACGCGGTGTTCGTTCTCCGGATAGCGCAGGCGCTTCCAGTCGATCGACGGCGCGGCCAGGCCGTGCGCATTGACCGCGTGGTTGATTGCGGCCTTCAGCACCGCCATGTCGCGGTTGATGGTCGGGCGATCGATGCCGTCGCCGCGGCGCTTGGCCCGATAGTCCATCAGCTGGCGCGTGGTCAGGCGGTCAAGCGGCTGCTGGGTATCGAGGCGCGAATCGAACAGCGTGATCTTCTGCCAGATGAAGCTGTGGCTTTTCAGGTGCTGGGCGTGGTCGGTGTAGTAGGTGCCCAGCACATGGGTGAGCTTCCAGCTTTCAGGGCGCTGGGGCGCGGCCTTCAGATCGGCCAGCAGGGCGGCGGCTATCGCCTGCGCGTCTGCTTTTCTCTCAGCTTTCGTGCTGCCGCGATATCGGTGACCGTTGTGGGTGAACGCGTACCACCAGTAGGGGGAGCCTTCTCTTTTGTGGATTCGCATGTGCGGTGCCTCTTGGCGAAATCGACCAGATCCTCTGCAAGATAGCGAACAGACGCTCCCACCTTCACATAGTCAACCTTTCCTGCCTTGCGCAGATCGCGCAGCGTGCGCGCCGACAGCGCGATCATCGCGGCGGCTTCTTCCTCGCGCAGCAGGATAGGATCGGGCGCGGATGCCATCAGCCGTGTTCCCTGCCATTCCACCAGTCAAAGAACCGACAAGGGCCGCAGGTTACGCGCCAGCCATTGTCGCGTAGTGTGATCAGCAATGCCTTGGCATGCGGCCGTCGCAACCAGTATCGGTTCCAGCACCAATTGCCGACCCAGTCGCGGGCATCGTAGATCGCGAAGTCCCGGCGATGGATGCGGATATGTGTTCCGGTGGCCGCGAACTTGTAGCCAGCATCGAAATTGGGCGCTTCGATCTCGACATCGCCATAAGTGGCCATGGCTGCGCGCCCGGCGAACAGGCCGTTGTCAGGATCGTTGCAGGCAAAGTCGATGGCAACGAGACTTTTCACGCGACTTTCCTTTCGATCGGCAGGGGCTTGCCATCGGGGCCGAACATGTCGGCGAGAAGGCTGGGGGCGGGTTGCGGAAATGATGGGCGAACCATTTTGCCGGCATCGGGCAAATGGTCGGGTGCGGGGCGCCATGCGCGGAAGGCCTGGCGCAGCGCCTGCAGGCGATGCAGCGAGCGCAGCGCATCGGTCAGGCCGAGGAAGCGGGTGCCCAGGTCGACGCGGCCTTCGCGCTCGATCTTCGTTATCACGGTGTCGCGCGCGCGCGTCAGCTCTGCGATGGTGTCTGACAGCGGGCAAAGGTCATCGGCGCGCGACTGACGATCGCGCGGGCTGATGCCATGGCCGGGGCCGCCGACGATCCACGCCTCTGCCGCTGCCCAGGGCATCAGCGCGCGGTTGGCCGAGACGCTGTTGACGCTGCCCTGTTTGATCGCCCGCGTGGCCATGGCGATGCGGCGGTCGAGCTCGCGGGTGATAAAGGGGGTGTCAGGCATCGATCTTGCCCTTCCGCACCTCGAAGGACACGGCGACCACCCAGGGGTTGGCGTCCCATGCGCCGGGGCCGTTGATCTCGTTCCAGAGGAAACGGTAGGCAGCGACGGGCGAAAGCCATCTGCCCTGATGCAGAGGCTCCGGCAGCATCCACCAATCCGGCTCAATCACGCCGGCTTTGTGCGTTAACCCCTCTGCGATCGCGTCGTCCCTGCTGATGTCCTGCAGCCGCTCGACCCGAACATCGGTGACGGTCAGAGTGAGGCGACTTGCCCAACGGGGCATGTGGATCGACACCTTGCGATGCCAAACCGCGTATGGGTCGGGAGCGGCGAACATGCGACCGCGCAACCCGTCCGGGCCATAATGCCGGTTCGCGCAGTTGGGGGGATTGCCGTCCGCGGCATAGTGAACGGGATCACCGCGACGGTAGGCAAGCTGCGGCGGCGGCAGCTCATCGCCGCCGGGCGTCGTGCCGTACGAGTAGCGGGTGGCGATCCACCACGATTCCTTGACCCAGAGCCGGTCACCGACTGCGAAGCGCGGACTAGGAAAGGGCTCGCAAGTGCAGCCGAGCTCGTCTGCTGTGGCGTTCGCCCATCCGGTGTCGCTGAAATGACATGGGATGATCTTGCGAGCAGGCTGCGGCTTCAACACCCGCCGCGTCTGCGTCTTGGTGCCAGCGAGCAGGGCGCGCACCATCGGCGCGCTGAATAGGATCGGGCGGTCGCTCATCGCGCCCACTCCCGCGATTTCCTGCCCAGCCAGAACGGGATGAACCCGATGGCCAAGATAGCCCCAGCGGCAAGCACGAACGGCCAGCCTGCAGAAATCGGGACAATCCAGACCTGGTTGGACTTGCTAAGCCGCTGCCACCAGAAGCCGGCGCAGAACAGTGCGACGACGACGCCAGCGAGATAGACCGCCATCAGGATATCGGCCCAGTTCATGGCATCACCTGCGGCATGGCATCGTGCGTTACGCCGTCGAGCAGGCGGCCTGCGCGCTTCTTGCCGATCGCGAACATCGTCATCGCACGCCTGCCCTGCTCGAATGCCGGAGGGCGAAACATCGCTTCACCATCGAACCGATGACCATCGGCATGGAGCACGCATTGCTTGCGGCGCAGGCGCCGGGAGGCATCTGGCCTGTTGATCGGCGCTGGATGGTAGCAGGCGTCGGTCTGCTCTTCGGTCATCTCGCAGACCGGTGCCCACTCGCCCCACTGCTTGAAGAAGAACGGTACGCCGGCGGCGGCGCACTGGTCGCGCAGGCAGCGGGCCCAGTCGGGGTGCATCGGGCGCGCAGCGGGGCCGCTTTCGCCGCCGACGATGACCCAGTCGATCGAGCCTATTACCCCGGTCCAATCGCAATTCGTGCAGCACTCATAGGCGCCGGTGCTGGGGTCCATGGACAAGCCATCGAGAGCGTTCGGGCATACCAGCCACCTGCTCAGGTCAATTCGTCCCAGCATCGGCTCAATGCTAAGGAACCGGACGGCAGCGGGCGTGGCTTCCAGATCGTCGATGCGTTCGTCGGCGCGCTTCTGGTCCTCGACCGACACGCCAAGCCAGACGTTGGGGAGGGGTGTGCAATCACCGCCCATGATCGGGCAGAGCCTTTGCCACCGATCAGTATCGATCGCGCGACCGATGGCTGCCCAGAAGTGCCAGCGGTGCTTTGACAAATAGGCCCGCATGCGATTGCTGCGCTTGGTGAGTATCTGGAAGGTGTGCCCTTCCCAACGCTCGCCGTTGGGAAGCAACCGGGGTGCGCAGAGCGCCATCACGGCGAACACGCGGTCGATCACCTCGTCGGGCACCGATTCATGGAACAGGTCCGACATGCTGTTGACGAAGTACATGGTCGGCTTAGCCCGGCGCAGCGGCTCGAGCATCGCCTTTTCGTTCACCTCGATCCTGCCGGTCCAGACCGGGCCTGCCTTGCTGGGCTGGGTGAGCCCGGCATAGACCGGCGCAGTGGCCTTTATCCGGCCCAGGCGCGCGGCGGTGCGCATGGCGTAGCAGTTGGTGCAGCCAGGCGAGAGCACGCTGCATCCGGCGATCGGGTTCCACGTCGCCTCGGTCCATTCGATGCTCGTCATGCTCCGGCCTTTCTCGCTTCGGGGATCCAGCGCTGGCGGGTGCCGTCGGGCTGGAGGATCGACCAGTCGCCCTCGTGTACGCGGGTCATACCGGTGTTCATCACGATCACCGGGCCGCGCGAGGCGGGGCGGTGTTCGGGGCGATAGCGGGCGATGGTCATGCCGCACCTGCGCGCAGGGCGTTGAACAGGGCGAGGCCGGTCACCAACAGGACAGACAGCACGATCAGCGCATCGCCCAGCTCGCGTAGCCAGCCCTTGATGTCCATCAGCGCGGCGGCGATTTCGTGTGCCTGGGCGCGGGTCATGCTGCGACACTCTCGACAGGTGCGACATAAGACACGCGGTGTCCTTCGCCGAGATAGTCGCGGAAAGCTGCCACAGCCTCGTCAATGCTCGGGTGTCGGCTGTTCATTCCGCCCTCGTGCGAGCGCTGGAAGAACGACAGCTCAAAATTGCCTGCCGATTTGGCGCGGATTTCGACGCGGATGCGCGCTTCGTGGGCGAGCAGCACCAGAAGCGTCAGGGGGAAGAAATCGAAGGTTGCCATCCGGCCATCCCGCCACGGCACAAACATTGCAGAATGATTGTGGCCGACGCCCCACTGGACTTTTTCCCAGTTGATCGGAGCGTTGTAGATGCCGCCGCCGACCATGCCGCAGATGTCCATCACCTTGGCCTGAAACTCGGTCAGCTTTTCCGGCGCCGGGCGATACGATTTGCGCTTCGCGTAAATCTGGTTGGCAGCCTGGTTCTTCTGCTCAACCCATTGGGCGTGATCCATGCGCGCGTAGCTCATGCCGCAGCCGTCCGGTTGTACCGGCGCTTGGGAGGCCAGCTTTCGCAAAGGGTGGCGGGGGAGAGGCGGCGGGTGCCGCTGGCCTGGCCATGGCGCGGGCTGTTGCCGGTCACGGTGACCGTGCCGTCGTCATTCGCGCTGATGATGCGGACCTGGTTACCGGTCCTGCGTTCGTAACCGAAGCTCCCGGGGTGCGGGAACTGAGCTGGTGCCTTGAGCATGTTCGCCTCTCGTTTGCCGAAACAATACCGCGTTAAATATACCGGTATGTGTGCCGCGTCAAGCTGCGGTATGCTCATGCCGGGAGACGGTGCGCATGGTTGACATCAAAAGCCTGATTTCATTTCGGATCGCAGGTGCAAAAGCGCCGCCGGATTGGTCGCCCGATCTGCCTGATCAGGAAGACGAGCCGCCGGCCGAGGCACTGCCGGAGCTGTCGATCGCTGGGCACAACTGCATCGTTACCTATGTCGACTCGCGCGGACGCCCGAGCACCCGCCAGCTGACATGCACTCGGTTGGAGGATCTTCAGGGCGTGCAGTATCTGTTTGCCTGGTGCCTTCATCGGAAAGCGCACCGCCGGTTTCGACTCGACAGGATTTCAGAGGTCAGTGACGCGGTCAGCGGCGAGACGCTGGGCGATGGGAGCAGCTATTTCGCCCGTTTTGGTCAATGGCATGTGCAGGATGCGCCGTTGCACTGGGGGCTTTCGCCCTGTCATCATGCAGATCTGCGTGCCGGGCTTATCGTTCTGATGTTCATGGCAAGATGCGATGGTGAGGTGCACGAAGCCGAGCTGGAAGTTGTCGAGCAGCTGGTCACGTCATTCTGGCTACGATGCGAGACCTTGGCCGATCTGCCCCTCAACGAAATCCGTGCCGCTGCAGACCGCATCGCTCCAGACAGCGAATCTTTCTTCGTGGCGCTGGAGCGCGCGCGGCAGTCGCAGGCGCTTACGCGGATCATCGTGCCGTATCTCGAGCGGGTCATGGTTGCAGATGGCCGCTTGCACGCGCACGAGCTGCACTGGATGCGCGCTGCGATCGACTATTTATCGCAAGCTTGATCCGTCAGATGGTTACAAGCTCTGCCCAGGGCATGACGCGATGAACCGCGGCGACCTGCTGCCGCATCACGCGAAAAGTCTGGCGAGGCTCAAACTGCTCTAACTCAATGAAGGTCGCGCTCTGTCTCACCAGGCGCTTGATGAGGGCGCATACGATGGTTTGGCCGCCATCGCCGTTATCGTGCGCGAGCTGCACGATGACATCGTCGCCGATGCGCGGTGGCCGCTTGGGGTCAACATAGACTGGATCGCCCGGCTCGTAGCGCGGCGACATGGATGTGCCCGCCACGTACAGTCCGTATATGTCCTGCCGCCCCATGATGTTGGGTGGTCTGCGCAGCCAGTCGACTGCCTCACCCATCTCGACTTCGTGCATCTCGATAGGAATCTCGGGTTGATCGGGATCGGGGTGCGTGTCTGAGCCAAGCGCGGTGCCATAGACCGGCACGTTGCGCGGCGTCTCCAATCCCTTGAAGGGAATGCCCACATCGCGGGTGCGCTGCGGCGCTAGCTCGTCTTTGCCGATCAGCCAATCGGTGGTGACTTCGAACAGCTCAGCCAGCTTTGCCAGTCGATCGGCGCGGGGTTCGTGGCCGGCCAATATCTGCCGCACGGCATCCGGACCGCCAGTGGCAAGCATCGATGCTTTCCAGGCAGAAAGGCCCTTTTCGTCCAGCTTCTGCTTGATGCGTTGTTGCAAGATTGTTTCGTCAGACATGACGGCATTAATGCCGCCAAAACGACGGCAATTCGAGGTGTTATCTTTTCCGGTTGACCCCGTGGCAAATACCGGTATTTTTACCGGTGTGTTTAACGCTATCGAGGCGAGTTCCGTGGTGCCACCCATTTCATTGCTACCCGTGCTCTGGCGGATTGCAGACCAATGGGTCGCAGTGACCGGCACAAATCACTCCACGCTTGGGAATCGTGCCCTGTTTTCCAGCGGGGTGTTCGAGCGCCTGCGCGCAGGCAAGACGATCACCCAGCAGAATTACGAGCGATTGCTCAACTGGCTGGCCCAACCTGCCAATTGGCCTGATGCGGAGGTTCCGCAGGAATGCCGGGTTCTGCTGCATGACATGGCCAGTATCGGCCAGTCTGCGCAGATGTCACCGGGAAGCGCGGAGAAAGTTTCCCCGGATGATCATGGGGTTGATCCAGTTGTCGGCGGGCCCTTCTCCCGCCGTGCAGCCGAAGGGGTGGCGCATGCGATCACCGCCACCCCGGAGGCCGCCCAAGGTCGGGAGGTGGGGGCATGAAAACCATTTCACTCAGCATCAGGCAGTGCGCGCTGACCATGGCTGCCGCAGAGCAGAGCTTCGATGCGCTGCATCGAGCCTTGGCAGGGGCAGGTCTATTGGAAGCCCTTGAAGGCCTCACGGGCCTTTCGGATCGCTATGGCCTCGGCCTCACGGATGAGCGCGATCTCTTCCGCGTCGAAATTGCGCTCCGAACCGCAGGCGGGGCAGAGGATCACGACATCCTCCGGATATTGCCCAGCGAGGGGTACATCAAACTTGTGGCCGCAATCGCAATGGATTGTGGCGGAGAAGCTGTTGTCAGTCATGGCTGGCCGATCCTTTCAGTCGTGGGTCCCAACGCGACTGTAGCCGAAGGGGTGGCGTCGGCAAACGCCACCCCGGAGGCTGCACGATGACCCTGGCGGTGTGGCAGCAGCGGCTGAAGGCAGCCGCAAAGGACCTGGTGAGTGCCACCGGCGGGATCGAGGCGGCGGCTGACATTCTGGCCAAGGGCAAGAGCACGATCGCGCGCTGGGCCAGCATCAACGACGCAGACTATTCGATGCCGATCGAGGCGGTCGCGGCGCTGGAGCGGGTGACGCGCGGCACAGCAGGTGCGCCGCAGGTCACGAGCGAGCTTTGCCGCCTGGCGGGCGGTGTGTTCGTGCCGCTGCCCGATGCGGGGGCCAGCGACGGTGAGCTGCGCGCGGGCGTGATGCGCCTTTCCGCCGAGCTCGGCGATGTCGCGCGCGAGATCGACCGCGCGCTTTGCGATGACCGCGTCTCACCGCGCGAGGAAAGCGCGATCCACCGCCAGCTCGACGAGCTGATCGCGAAGTCCGTGGAACTGAAACAGGCGGTGACGCTGATGGTCGACCGCGATGGCAAGGGAGGCCTGTGATGGGCTGGCGCGATTTCTGGCCTTTCGGGCGCAAGGCAGAGCCGCAGGCGCCAGCCCGCGCGGCTCCGATCGATTGCCGCGCGAATGGCAACTGGGCGCGCGGGGATCTTGCACTGTGCATGATCGATAGCTGGAAGCCGCACCCGGGTGCGCCCCTGCCGATAAAGGGGCGCATCTATCGCGTGCTGCAAGTGGTCGAAGACATCAAGCCCGCCGCATTCGAGACGGGTGAGGGGCTGCTTGCCTATTGGCTGGCGCTCGAAGGCATGGATGGCTGGTCTTACCAGAGCAACACCTTCCGCAAGGTGGTTCCGGATCACACCGCCTGCGAAGCCGAGTTTCGCGAATTCCTGCTAGGGTGCGCGCCGCTGCCCAAGCGGGAGACGGCAGCATGATGGGCGGGTTCATGCTGGGCCTCGCGCTGGGCTGGCTCGTCGCCGGCGGCATCGTGATGCGCATTGCCTTCAAGTCCGAGCTGGCGGGCGAGCCGCTCAGCGCCAGCGACATTCCGGTGGTGATCGGCGGCGTGCTGCTGTGGCCCTATCTGCTCTATCCCGACCAGGGCGACGCAGAGGATGACAATGCCTGAGCGCGCGTCCCTGCCTGCATCTGGTGAGCCGCGGTTCGTGCTGGGGCCGCTGACGCTCTATGCCGATATCGGCGTGATGGAGGCGTGGCTGGAAACGGCGATGCCGGGCGACGAGCTGCGCTATGCCACCGGCCCCGCGCTGGGCCGCGATGCGCCTGCCGGGCTGTTGGCACGGCAATGGGCCGAAGAAGGCGAGGTGGTGCTGTTCCAGCGCCGCGCGGGCGCCGGCAAGCCGCTCGAATATGTCGCGCGGCGCAAGGAACCGCCGGTGCAGCCGCGCGCGCGATCGCGCATGGAAGGGCCGGTGCGGCGCGCCGTCTCGCGCCCGGCCCAGGCGCTGCCCGAGAATTTCGACGCGAGCGACGAGGGGCGGATGCTGGCGCTGCTGACCGAGGCTGCGGAGGCTGGCCTGGCTTGCCCGAGCAATGTGCAGCTGGCGCGCCAGCTCGACCTGAATGCTCGTAGCCGTGCCCAGTATCTGATCACCAAGCTGATGCGGGCGGGCCTTATCCGGGTGGCCAGTGCCAGCAGCTTCGACGGGCGCGTGGTGACCATCGTTTCGAGCGGAAAGCGCACGGCCGATCGGCAGGTCGGAGCCGTGCTGTGGCGGGAAAGGACCGGGGGGTGAGAGGGTTTCGAGACGCGATCAGCAATCAGGACGCGCGCGCGGTGTTTGCCGAGCTGGACGAATGGATGCGCGCCACGGGCACGCCCTGGACGCGCGTTGCCAGCCATATCGGTGTCACTGACGCGGTGCGGCATCGCGTGCTGGGCGAGGGGCGCGGGCTGCTGCGCGCGAATGCAGCGGCGATTCGTGCGGTGATCCGCGACTTTCCCGATGGGCTGGCCGATCCCCGGGGGCGCAACGATTTTCTGACCGCCGCCCAGGCCGCCGTTCTGGCCAACGAAATCCGCGCATGGCTGGCGCGTACGGGCACGCCGCTGGATGTGCTGGCCAAGGCTGCGCATCGCCAGCCTGGTGGGCTGATGCGGCTGCTCGACTTTCCGCAGCCGGTGGGTCGATCGACCGCCGCTGCCTATCGCGCGCTGATGGCGGCCAATCCCGACCGATATCAACCGCCAAAGCATAGCCGTGCGCGCAAGCTGGCCGCGCCGGTGGCGGCGGCAGTGCCCGGCCTTGACCCGCTGGCCGATCGCCGAGGCGAGGCCGACCGCCGCCGCCGAGAATGGATCGCGCAGCAGGCGGCAGAGCACCAGCGCAAATACAACCGCCCGCTGGGGCGACCGATCGAGGAGATGGTGGCGTGAGCGGCATACCTGAATTCGCATCGCTGGAGCAGATGCAAGCGTGGGCGCACGAGCTGATGGCCAGTCGCGCTCCCGACTTCGTGATCGGCGACGATTATCTGCGTCGCTGGTACGTGATCCCGCGCAACCCGTCGGCAAATGTCTATTTGCACCACATCTTGCACAGCGACGACGATCGCGCGCTGCACGATCATCCGTGGTCGAACACCAGCGTCCTGATCGGCGGGCGCTATGTCGAGCATATGGCCGCGCCCGGCGGCGGGGAAATCCGCGTTACCCGGCATGCAGGCGATGTGGTGACGCGGATGGCCAGCGACGCTCACCGGCTTGAGATCATGCCCGGCGAGAGTGCGATCAGCCTGTTCATCACCGGGCCCAAGGTGCGCGACTGGGGCTTTCATTGCCCGAAAGGCTGGGTGCCCTGGCAGGAATTCACGAGCCCGGAAGACAGCAGCAAGACCGGCAAGGGGTGCGGCGAATGAGCGGCAGCGGGATGATTGCGGCGCGGCCCGAGGGGCTGGCGGTGGATATGGCGGGCGAGCCTGAGGGCTGCGCTTCGGATTGGCATCTGACCGGCGAGGGACGGAGCGATTGGCAGCCCATGACGGCGCGCGATCGACCCCTGTTCTGGGGCGAGGCCTTTACAGTCGGAGACTGGGTACTGGTCGCAGGCCAGCGTGTTCGCGTGGTCTCCTATGAGATCGATCCTGCGAATATGACATTCCGGTACACGCCGCTGGCTCAGCCGGACTACGCGGACAAGTTCGCCTTCGACCTGGGAACGTCGGTGGCTGACCTGAAGCCGATGGATGCCGAGCAGCATCACGAGCTTAGTCCCGCGAAGTCCGAAGAACCCAAAACCTGGCTCCAGTCGCAGGCGCCGCTCGGGTCTGGTCCGGTGTTTGAAGGCCCTGCCGTGGCCGGGGCGCTGATCATGGATCAGGATCGCATCGTGGGTTTGCGCATCCTCTCGGAGGCCGGGACGCCTGACTATTCGTTCACGCTTGGATCGCCTGTCTATCGCACCGTCGACCCATTGCCAGCCAGCCTGCCGCCGATGTCGCATGTCGTGCGCGGCTTTGCCGAGGATGACGCTGTCTGCGCTTCGGGTTGGGACGGGCCTGCACGCTGCGAGCCGTTCATGGCGTTCGCACCGGGTGCCACGGTGACGGTCGATAACGAGAGTGAGCCGGGCAGCTGGGCGCGGGCGCTGGGTGAGCGGCCTGATCCGCTCTGGGGCGACAGGGTGAGTGGCGACGATGAAATCGCGGCGGCGCTGGCGGTGCAGGCGCGGCTGCATGCGCTGGGCATCCTGATGCTGGGGGCGGCGAAGTGCACCGACGTGCAGGCGTTGGCCGATCGCGGGGCGATCGAGCGCGACGGGGCGGACCTGTTCATCCGCCGATATTCGGAAAGCATCTGCGAGATCGTGGCCGAGCTGATGCTACCGGCCCAGTCGACCGAAGGCTGATGTCGATGCAAAAGCTCCGCAAGTTATCTGGGCATAGGATAGGCCCGACGCACAAACAGGCACGCGATGCGGCCCTGATCATACACCGGCTGAACAACCAGCTTGAAGCGCTGGGATGCGTTGCCCAGCATCTGGTCCTGAATGGATTTGCTGGTCCACATTTCGACCGCGTCAAACTGCCGTCCTGCCTCATCGATTACTCTTACCGTTCTGCCAGCGCCAAAAAACGCCAGAGCGGTCATGTCGCGATGCCGGCCCAAGGCGGCCTCGTCACTGACATAAATGTCGCTGTGTTCGAGTACCATCCGGACGGCGTCGGGCAAGGGAATCGCATCAAAGGCCGGCGCCTTTTTCAGATCACTCGAGCTGATTGTCACGGGCGGGCATCCCGAGCCGGACACCGTGATGGTCGCACCGCTTTCAATGACTATTTCGCACATGGCATTCACAGTGGAATCAGGTGGTGGCTCGTTGGAGAGCACACTCGCCATCGCCTGGGCAAGGTTGATCATAAACTCGCCGATCGCCGCATAGCTGGCCCATCTGACCAGTCTGTTTTCCGGCAAATTGACGAAACCAGCCATTTCCGCTGCGGCTTCGCGGAACCCCTCCCATTCGCGTTTTGCCGCTGCCATAAAGCGCACCAGGTACGATCCGCTGTCGACCGAATCGATTATCGCCACCCAGTCCTGATCTTCCAATGGCTGGGTAGAGTTGAGATAGTTCTCAAGAACTTTGCCAAAAGCGGTCACGAGACCCGTGAATTCTCCTGCCGACATGCCGGTGGCTGCGTCAACGCGCAACTCAACCAAGCCTCGATCGGTCGGCATTTCCATTCCCGTTCGAACACGCGTTGCCATTTCACCCTCCCTTATCAACTTGAAGCTGCCCCATCCGACCAGGACTGGCAAGGCCTGGGCTCGACTGTTTCAACAGTGCTTCGACAGTCTGTGGATGCTGACCGGGGAGGGCGGCCTTCATGAGGCAGAACAGGTCGAGCGCCGTCATGCAGCAGCGCCGCGAGCCGCACCATTCGCTCGACGATTTCCCGACGCCCCCTTGGGCGACGCGTGCTCTGTGCGAATGGTTGATCGCTCAAGGCCATGTGCTGAGCGACAAGAATGCTCGCGAACCCGCCGCTAACCGTGGCTTCATGGCGCGACCGATGACGGAGCATTTCGCATCGGTCGAGGCATCGGACGTTCATGATTACGGCGCGGGCTACCCTGTAGTCGATTATCTCTGGGGGCCAGACCCGAGCCCGGTTGATTGGACGTTCTGCAATCCACCGTTTCGTCTGGCACAGCAGTTCATTGAACGCGCGCTGCGCACCAGCACCATTGGCGTTGCCATGATCGTGCGGTCTGCATTCACCGAGGGCGCGTCGCGATACTCCGAGCTATTTGCGCCCCATCCACCAGCTTTCGTGGTGCAGCATGTCGAGCGCGTTCCAATGGTTCGCGGGCGTTATGACCCTTCAGCTGCCAGTGCCACCGCTTATAGCTGGATTGTCTGGGTTGCAGGTCAAAGCGATACTCGATTCCGTTGGCTCCCGCCGTGCCGCAAGCGGCTCGAGCGCCCCAGCGATTACGAGGTCGCGGCATGAACGCGTCTCGCACCAGGTTCGATTGCGGGCGGTGCCAGCGGCAGACGCGCGAGGCGCTGACGAAATGGCACCAGCTGTTTGTCTGCCCGTCCTGCCTCGACGAGCTCGATACGCCGCTTTCGCCGGTCACGCGCACGATCGCGCTGGACCGGGCGCTGTCCGACCGGCTGCTGCCGATCGCCAGCCAGCGCGGGCTGCCGGTGTCGACCCTGGCGACGCGCATTCTGGACATCATCAGCCGCGAAACGGTGCTGATCGACAATCTGCTGGATGAGGAAGAGTGATGGCGGGGCGAAAGGCTATTTGCGCACGCGATATCAACGCTGGCCCAGGCACGTGCTACTATTGGTGGGACAGCTGCCCCGCGAAGATTGCGCACTGCTTCAACCGGTACGTGCGCGAAAACGGCGGTACGATCGACATGGCCAAGGCCCAAGACTGGGCCGCCGCGCGCGACAAGGCGCTTGAGCCACAGCGCAAGCTGGATCTGGGCGAGGCAGCATGACGGGCCGTGTTCTGGTCGCCTGCGAGCGCAGCGGGGTGGTGAGGCGGGCGTTCGAGGCGATGGGCTGCGATGCCTGGTCCTGCGACACCATGCCTGCCGATGATGGCAGCAACCGGCATATCACCGGCGACGTGCTCGACCATCTGGACGATGGTTGGGACCTGCTGATGGTGGCGCATCCACCCTGCACGATCCTGTGTAACAGCGGGGCGAAGCATCTGTACATCGGCGGGCGCAAGGCGAATGGGCGGGACCCGGCGCGCTGGGCCGAGCTCGACCGAGCCGCCGCCTTCTATCGTAGGTTGCGCGATGCAGTGCATATCCCGCGCCGGGCGATCGAGAACCCGGTGATGCACGGCCATGCGATCAAGCTGACGCAGCGTGGACCGGTGCAGTTCGTGCACCCGTATTTCTTCGGCGAGCCGTTCTTCAAGAACACGGGCCTCGAGCTGATCGACCTGCCGCGCCTAGTGCCGACCGCCATGCTGACGCCGCCGCTGCCGGGCACGGCAGAGCACAAGGCCTGGTCGCGCTGCCATCGCGAGCCGCCGGGGCCTGATCGCGCACGGCGGCGCAGCCAGACCTATCCGGGCATCGCAGCGGCGATGGCCGCGCAATGGGCGCCGCTGATCGGCGCGGGCGAGAGGGAGATGGCGGCATGATTCCAACCAAGATTTCTCCATGCACACGTGAGCTTGGCAGGCCTGCTGGCACGCTCGAAGAGGATTGCTCGTCACTGCAAATCTCAGATGTTCAGGACCCGATTTGGGGCAACCTCCAGCTTTCGGCCTGGCAACCATCAGATGAAGAGCGCGCTGCGATTGCGAATGGAGCGCCGGTTATCCTGTCTGTCGTCGGTCGATCGCATCCGGTTGTGTCCCTGTTTGTGGGTGCTTGGGAAGGCGAGGCATCGGAATGACCGGGAGGATCGAGCCTTCCGTGATCGCCGATATCAAGGCGCGGGTGCCGGTGTCGCGCGTCGTCGGCCAGGTGGTGAAGCTGGTGCGGCGTGGGCGCGAGTGGGTGGGGCTGTGCCCGTTTCATAGCGAGCGGACGCCCAGCTTCACCGTGGCCGACGACAAGGGCTGGTATCACTGTTTCGGCTGCTCGGCGCATGGTGGGGTGATCGATTTCGTGATGGAGCACCAGGGCGTCGACTTTGTCGAGGCGGTGCGTCGGCTGTCCGACGAGGCGGGAATCGTGCTGGCGCGCGAGAGCGCGACACCGCGCGCCGAGCTGGAGCGAAAGGTGGAGCTGCGCGACGCGCACCGGGTGCCGACCGTCGAGTGCGCGCAATGGATGTGGCGCACTGCCGGGCCTGCCGAGGGCGAGATTGTCGAGGCCTGGCTGGCGGCGCGCGGGCTGGACGTTTCTCACCCGCTGGTTCGGCAGGGGCTGCGCGCGCTGCGCTATCACCCGCGCTGCCCGATCTATGCATGGAAGCTGCACGAGCGGCCTGAGGCGCTGATGGGCACGCGGCCTGCCATGCTCGCGCTGATCGAGCGGATCGAGGGGCCTGCCGGTGCGCGCATGCGCGTACCGATGGGTGTGCATGTGACCTATCTGTCGCCCGATGGGCGCAGCAAGGCGCAGCTGGGCGTGACACGCGACGGCAAGCCGGTGCCCACCCGCAAGATGTTCGGCGATGTCGCCGGGGGCGGCGTGTGGCTTGGGCCGGTGGACGATTCCGGACCGCTTCTGGTCGGCGAGGGAATCGAGACCACGCTTTCAGCAGCCTGCCTGGACGGGCGTCCAACCCGCATGGCGGCGGCGCTGTCGCTCGGCAATCTTGAGGGCAAGGCGGTGTGCCTGCGCGACGGTGCGCTGCCGATCTGGAACGTGCAGGCCGATGCCGCGCGGCCGCCGATGCTGATCGACGACGCCGGGCATGTGATCGTGGCGATCGATGCCGACATGAAGCCGCTGAAAGGGCGGAGAATCCAGTGGGCGCGCGGCGGCAAAACGGGTCTGGGTGATGTGTCCGGCCCCGAGCGCGCGCGGATCTGCGCGACGCTGGCAGTGCAGGCGTGGCGGCGCGCCGGGGCGTGGCCGGTCGAGGCGATCAGGCCGCCCATGGGCGCGGATTTCAACGACTTGATGCGAGGTGCGGCATGAGCAGCGGGAAGGACCATGCAGAAGAGCAGCTGCGCGCCTTTGTTGAGCGGATCGAGCGGCTGATCGAGGATCGCAAGGACATAAACGCCGATATCGCGTCGGTGAAGAAAGAGGCGCAGGGCTTCGGCTTCAATCCGGGTGCCATCATGGATGTGATCAAGCAGCGGGCCTTTGCCGAAAAGCATGGGCAGGATGCGCTGCTGGAGCGGCTGAGCCTGATCGAGCTGTATTCAGAAGCGGTCGGCATGGGGGGCATCGGGCTGGACGCGCTGATGCACCAGGCGCGCGACAAGGCGCTGATGGCGCAGTTTCTGACCGAAGCGCAGGCCCCGAAAAAGCTGACCAAGCGAACGCAGACCTTTCTGGCGCTGCAGGATCAAGCGGCGGCGGCGCGCCGGGCTATTGCCGATACCGATAATCACAAGGGAATCGCAGGATGAGTGATGTGACCGGGCCGATAGCGATGCCGATCGCCGACCCGCTGAAGATGGCCTGGTACGAGCTTTCCGACCTGGGCAATGCGCGCCGGTTGCGCGACCTTGCGGGCGGGCGGCTGTTGTGGGTAGACGATCACTGGCAGGGCTATGACGGCAAGCGATGGAGCCGGGAGGACGGCAAGCGCCTGGCGCATCTGACCGCGCACGAGGTGGCGCTGCACATCACGGTCGAGGCGCAGGCCATTGCCGGCGAAATCGAGGCCGGGCGTGTCGAGAAGGCGCAGCAGGGGCGCTGGGAAGAGCGCGCGATCGCGCTGTTCAAGCATGCGGTGATGAGCGGTAATGCGAACAAGACCGCTGCGATGCTGGTGCAGGCGCAGAACCTGATGTTCGCAACGCGCGACGATTTCGATCGCGACCCGCTCGCGATCAATGTCGGCAACGGCACGCTTCGGTTTTTCGACAGCGGCGAGGGTTGGCGGGTCAGGCTCGACCCGCATGACCCGGCGGACATGATCAGCCGGGTGGCGGACGTGCCCTGGCTGGCGCCAGAAAACCCGGAATCGGCTTGCCCGACATGGGAGAAGCACATGGCCACGGTGCTGCCTGACCCGGCGGTGCGCGCGTTCTTCCAGACCTGTGCCGGCTATGGCGCGACGGGCAGCATCCGCGAGCAGGTGATCTTCATTCTGCAGGGCAAGGGCGGCGATGGCAAATCGACCTGCATGAACGTGCTGCGCGAGACGCTGGGCGGCTATGCCACCAAGAGCGACGTGCAGACCTTCATGGCGGGGGCGATGCGCTCTGGCGCCGACGCCACGCCCGATCTGGCGCGCCTGGCGGGCGATACGCGCATGGTTACAACGGCAGAGCCCAAGGTGGGCGGGATGCTCGACGAGAGCCGGATCAAGGATATCACGGGCGGCGAGCCGATTCAGGCGCGCGAGCTGCACGGCGCGCCGTTCACCTTCGATCCGCGATGCAAGATCTTCTTCCAGTGCAACAGCAAGCCTCGGGTGAGCGGCGACGATGACGGGATATGGCGGCGCATCACGGTGATCATGTTCCCGCACCAGTTCAAGGATGAGGCGATCAACAAGCGCATCATGGAGGACCTGCTAGCCGAGAAGCCAGGGGTGCTGCGATGGCTGGTCGATGGGGTGCTGGCCTGGCTGAATGCGGGCGAGCTGAAGCCCCCTGCAAGCGTGAAGGAGGCGACCGACGATTACCGGCGGGCATCGAACCCTTTTGGTGAGTGGTTTGCCGATTATGTCGACACTAGCGACCCGAAGTCTGTCGAGCCCGCGCAGTCGTTGTTCGACAGCTACAAGGCGTTCTGTAGCGACAATGGCGTCGACGATCGCGGGATCATGAACAGCACGTCCTTTGGCCGTGCTCTGGGCGACAAGCAGCTGATCAAGTTCAAGAGCCATGGCGGGCGCGTGCACCGCCGGGGATGCCGTCTACGGCGCGATGACGAGCTGTGGCAGGGGCAGAAGGCCGCTGGCGGCGAGACTGCTCCTGAGGGCCGGGAAAACCCGGGCGAGATCATGCCGGGATGGGACGATTGATCGATGCTGACCGTTGGCCACAACATCTTGTGTCAGACAGTTTCAGACAGTTGGGTTGACTGTCTGGTTTCTGGCCCGGCGTCGGGGCCGATCGAGGGTGTCGGGGTGTTGGTGCGGGGTGTGACTGGTCCTGATCGGGGTGGCTGATCCGTCTGACCGTCTGGAACTGTCAACCTCTGGAAAGGCGCGGAATTGGCCAGCGTCAGACAGTTGCCGGATTGTCAGACAGTTCTTGCGGGTTTCAGTCATGTGCGCGCGCCCACATGTGCGTAGGTTGGTGAACTATCTTACTGTCTGATCTGTCTTCAAGGGGAATATGTGGTGGTTGACCAGAAGAATGGCGGGAACGGTGTTTGGAAGATCAGGGCCGAGTTCTGGGTGTTGATGGCGGTGTCGATCGTGGCGCTGCTGGCTGGGCTGAAGGGATGCGTGGGATGGTGATCGACGATGTGCTGAGCTTTGACGAGGTCGAGGCGGCGTTGATGGATGCGCTCGAGTACCTGGCGCGCATGCCGGACAAGGAACGGGGCTGGCTGTCGGCGGCGTCGCGGTCCAGCATGCCGCCGGTCATCCGGGCGACCTGGCTGGGCGATTATGGCGATAACGATGCCGTGCCGCGCGGTGCGGGCCTCTCGCGGGCGCAGGTGGAGCATGTCGAGCAGTGGGTGACCGGCGAGCGGGCGCTGGTGCTGGCGGTGCCGGCAGCGCATCGCAGGCTGGTCGGCCTGGTGCTGCGGCACAAGCGCGAGAATGAGGGTGGCGGCTTTGCCTGGAGCGATGTGTGGCGCGTGTTCGGTGATCGATCGGTGACCAGCGATGCTCTGCGCAAGCGCTATGAGCGGTCGATCTGCATGGTGGCTCGCGCGGCAAATCGGTGAAGCCGAGGATTTCCGCCTGCACACTGCGTCAAGCGGTTTCGGATGTGTGCAGTGAAAAATACTTTGTCCGTTTGTGCAGCGATTGGGGTATTCATGCAGTTGTGCTGGAGAAGTGCGTACTCGGCAGCGGGCGTGCGGTTCTGTTTGGTACATCCTCTCCTGACCTTCAGCGGGCGGCGGGCTTCGGCTCTGCCGCCCGCTGGCGTTTTGGGGCAAGGCGCAACGGGTGGTGCATGGGCAGGCTGAAGGCGATGCCGAGCAGGCTGAAGGCCTCGCCGCCCAGGCTCAAGCCGCTGCCCAAGGTCGCGCTGAGCTTCTATCAGTCGCCCGAGTGGCGGCAGCTGGTGCGCGACATCAAGCGGGTGCGCGGTGCGTTCTGCATCGTCTGCGGCTCGGACAAGCGGATCATCGGCGATCATATCGTCGAGATCAGGGACGGTGGCGAGAAGCTGGACCCGATGAACGTGCAGCTGCTGTGCCATGCGTGCCACCAGCGCAAGACGGCTCGAGAACGGGCCAAGCGGGCTGTCGGGCACGCCGGATGACCGGGGGGTGGTTGAAACTCTGCAGGATCGCGGCCGCGCGCACCGCCGTTCCTCTCATTCGGAGATTTTTTTCTTGTGACTGGAATTTCGGACGACGCACCGGGCCTGTTTGGCTGGGTGCCCGCGCCGCCGCGTGGGCAGGGGCGTCCGGCGTTTCAATGGTCGCGGGAAAAGTCGAATAAAATCATGGTGTTGTTTGCCAGCGGCTATCGCGAAACCGACGTGGCCAAGGTGATCGGCTGCGATGCCAAGACGCTGCGAAAGGTTTTTCCCGCCGAGTGCCGGGAGCGCGAGCGGGCCGCCCTGGTTGTGCGGTCGGGCATGATGGCGCGCCTGGTCGATGAGGTCGAGAAGGGCAACGTCGCCGCGTGTAAGCGGCTCGACCAGATGCTGGATGCCGAGCGGGCGCGGGCGACCGATGCCCGGATGCGTCCGACTGAACCGAAGGCGGGCAAGAAAGCCGCGCCGATAGGCAAGAAGCAAGAGCAGCAGGATGCAGCGCAGGGTGTGGGCGGGCTGTTCGGCACGCGCAAGCCGCCGCGATCCGCGCTGATCAACTGACGCCATGCGGCCCGTCTGGTCGACGGCCTGCCTTGACTGGGAGGAACGAATTGTTGCGGGTGACAGCCTGGTGCCATGCGCGCCGCTGTTCCCCGAAAAGGCGGAAGAAGCGCTGGAGGTGTTCTGCGCGCTGCAGGTCACCGACCTGCCGCAGAAGGACGATGGCAGCTTCCCGACGCTCGGGGAGATTTGCGACAGCCGGATCCTTGATCTGGTCGCCGCGATCTTCGGCGCGGAGGACCCGGAGACTGGCCAGCGGCTGATCCGCGAATTCATGCTGTTGATCAGCAAGAAGAACGGGAAGTCGACGATCGCTGCGGGCATCATGCTAACCGCGCTGATCCTGAACTGGCGGCATCATGCCGAGCTGCTGATCCTGGCGCCGACGCTGGAGGTTGCCAAGAACAGTTTCGACCCGGCGATGGGCATGGTGGATGCCGACCCGGAGCTGAAGACGCTGCTGCATGTGGTCGAGCACCAGCGGCTGATCCGGCACCGGGTCACCAAGGCCGAGCTGAAGGTGGTGGCGGCCGATGCCGACACCTCCGCGGGCAAGAAGGCCGGCATGGTGCTGGTCGAGGAATTGTGGCTGTTCGGCAAGAAGCCCAAGGCGGCGAGCATGCTGCGCGAGGCGACAGGCGGCACCTCGACCAGGCCGGAAGCGTTCGTGCTGTACATCTCGACGCACAGCGACGAGCCACCGGCGGGCGTGTTCAAGACGAAGCTCGCCTATTTCCGCGACGTGCGGGATGGCGAGATCGATGACCCGTCGAGCCTGGGCGTGCTGTACGAGTGGCCGGAAGACCTGCTGGAGGCCGAGGCGTATCTCGACCCGGCGATGTTCCACGTCACCAATCCTAGCCTTGGGCGGGCGGTGTCGGCGGAATGGCTGACTGCCGAGCTTCGAAAGACGCAGGCGGGTGATGCGGACGAAGACCTGCAGGTCTTTCTGGCCAAGCATCTGAACGTCGAGATCGGTCTCAGGCTGCGCCGGGACCGGTGGCGCGGGGCGGATTACTGGGAGGCGGCGGGCGACCGATCGCTGACGCTGGAAAGCCTGCTGGCGCGGTGCGAGGTCGCGGTGGTCGGCATCGACGGCGGCGGGCTTGATGACCTTTACGGGCTGTGCGTGGCGGGCCGCGAACGCGATACCGCGCGCTGGCTGTACTGGTTCCGCGCATGGGCTTGGCCAGATGTGCTGGAGCGGCGCAAGGACATTGCGGGGTTGCTCAGGGATTTCGAGGCGCAGGGAAGCCTGACGATCTGCCGCGAGGCCGAAGTCGGTGACGATGCCGAGGCGGACTTCCTGCCACAGGACATTGCCGAGATCGTCGCGATCGTGGCGCAGGTGAAGGAAAGCGGGTTGCTGCCCGAGCGTGGGGCGATCGGCCTTGACCCGCAGGGCGTGGCCGACCTGATTGATGCCATGGCGGCGGCAGACATTGCCGACGATCAGATGGCGCCGATCGGCCAGGGCTTCCGGCTGATGTCGGCGATCGTCGGCCTGGCGCGCAAATTGAAGTTCAACCAGGTGGTGCATGACGGGTCGCCGATGATGGCGTGGTGCGTCAGCAACACCAAGGAAGAGAAGGGGCGGCAGTCGGTGATGATCACCAAGAACGCCTCTGCCAGCGCGAAAATCGACCCGTTCATGGCGGGGCTGAATGCGACCAAGCTGCTGGAGCTCAATCCGGTGGCTGTGGGCGCTGCCAAATCATTCTGGGAAGTGACATGAAAGCTGCCGAGATCATGCGCGACATCGCCGGGCTGATCGGGGCAGGATTGGTGTCGATCGGTACCGGCATGATGCATCTGCCGAGTGGTTTGATCGTCGCTGGAATGCTGTTGATCGTGGGTGCAGTGCTGGCAGCGCGGGCGGCGCGTCAACTCTGATGGCGGGACTGTTCGGTTCGATCGCGGCAGGCTTCGAGCGCAAGGAAGCCCGTACGCTCGACAGCCTGCCGGGGTTCATGTTCGGCCCGGAAAGCAAGGCCGGCGTCAGCGTGACGTGGTCTACGGCGCTGAACGTATCGGCGATGCTCGCCTGCTGCAAGGTGGTGGGTGAAGGCATTGCGCAAACCCGGTGCAAGATCATGCGTCCGCGCGCAGGCGGCATCGGGGCGGATCCTGCAAGGGACCATCCGCTCTATCGACTGCTGCATCTGAGCCCGATGAAGGGGCAGACGGCCTTCGGCTTCTGGGAAACGCTGGTCTTCCATGTGATGCTGGTCGGCAATGCCTATGCTTACATCAGCCGCGTTGGCGGCAGGGTGTTCGAATTGATCCAGCTGGATCCTAGCAAGGTCCGGGTGACCCGCCGTACCGACCTGACGCTGGTGTACGAGGTCACTGGCGAAGACGGCCAGATGCGCCGCTTTGCCGCCGAAGATATCTGGCATGTGCGCGGACCCAGCTGGAATGGCTGGATGGGCATGGAGACGGTCAGGCTGGCGCGCGAGGCGCTGGGGCTGGCGATTTCGCTCGAGGCCAATCACGCGGGCCAGCACAAGAACGGGGCATCGCCGAGCGGGGTCTATTCGGTCGAAGGACCGCTGACTCCCGAGCAACACAGTATGCTGACCGAATGGCTGAAGCGCCAGGCGGCTAACCCGGGCATGCCGATGATCCTGGACCGCGGTGCAAAGTGGTTCAGCCAGCAGATGAGTGGCGTCGATTCGCAGCATCTGGAGACGCGGCGCTTCCAGATCGAGGATATCTGCCGGGCGGTGCGGGTGATGCCGATCATGGTCGGGCAGTCCGACAAGGCGGCGACCTATGCCAGCGCCGAGCAGATGTTCCTGGCGCATGTCATTCATTGCCTGGCGCCTTGGGCGACCAGGCTGGAAGAGTCGATCGAGGTCGATCTGCTGACCGAGGCTGAGCAGGCGCAGGGGCTGTATGCGAACTTCAACCTGTCGGCTCTGATGCGCGGCGATTACAAATCGCGGCAGGAAGGCCTCCAGATCCAGCGCCGCAACGGCGTGATCAATGCCGACGAGTGGCGCGCGCTGGAAAACATGAACCCGCGCGATGACGAAGGTGGCGGCCAGTACATCGTCGAAAGCAACATGGCCGTGCAGGACGGACGCGACCTGACGCCGATGCCTTCATCGCCGAGCCCGCAGGGGAGCAACTGACATGAACATGAATCGACTGGCGTTCGACTGCGAGGTCAAGCTGGCGGCCGACGGCGGCGAAACCGGGACGATCGAGGGTTACGCATCGGTCTACAACGTCGTCGATCGCGGCGGTGACATCGTGCTACCCGGCGCATTCAGGAAGAGCCTGGCCGAATGGCGCAAGCGCAAGGCCATGCCGCCGATGCTGTGGCAGCATGACAGCTGGACGCCGATCGGACTGTGGACCGAGATTGACGAAGACCACAAAGGGCTGAAAGTCAAAGGGGACCTCGTGCTGGAGGTTCCTGCTGCAGTGACCGCGCATGCGTTGGCGCGTGCGAAGGTCGTTAAGGGGCTTTCGATCGGCTATGCCACAAAGCAGGCCACGTTCGATCGGCAGACCGGGATTCGGTCGATCAAGGAAGCCGAGCTTATCGAGGTGTCGCTGGTCACCTTCCCGATGAACCAGGACGCAACCATTTCAGGCGTGAAGGGCGATTTCGACCCGCGCGTCATGGAAAGAGCTCTTCGTGACGAAGGGTTGTCAGATCGAGAGGCGAAAATCGCTGTCTCGGTCTTCAAGAAATCCTGCCGCGACGGCGGGACTGGCGGCACGGCACCCCGCGACGGGGAAACCGACCTGATCTTGTCCCTGCGCAAATGCGCCGAAGCGCTGCGCTAAGCCACGAAGGAAAACCACATGTTCATCGGAAATCAGGGTGCGCTCCTGGCGGGCGCATCGCCCATCGCCATGGCCCGCGCGCCCGAAACCAAGGACGGCGATCTGACCATGGAGGTCAAAACCGCCGTCGACCAGCTGGCCAAGACGTTCGAGGATTTCAAGGTCAAGAACGACGAGCGCCTGAAGCAGGTCGAGACCAAGCGCGGCGAGGATGCCGTGACCAAGGATGAAGTCGAGAAGCTCAACAAGGCGATCGACGATGCTCAGGCCGAGCTCAAGAAGCGGCTCGACGAGATGGAGGCTAAGGCCAATCGTCTGGCCCTGACCGGCAGCGGCGACGCAGCCAGCGAGGCCAAGGCTGCTCGCCAGTTTGGCGAGCTGGTTGGCAAGAAGGACTTCAGCCCGGAAGACCTGGCCGAATACAAGTCCGACCTGGCCAACTACATTCGGCGCAACGAGGTGAAGGCGGTGACCATGCAGGTCGCATCCGACCCGAGCGGCGGCTATTGGGTGACCCCGGATACCACGGGCCGCATGGTGCAGAAGATCTACGAATCGACGCCGATGCGACAGCTGGCCAATGTCGTGCAGATCGGCACCGATGCGCTGGAAGGCCCGATCGATAATGACGAGGCCGATGCCGCGTGGGTTGGCGAAAGCCAGTCCCGCTCGGCAACCGATGCCCCGCAGATCGGCATGTGGCGCATTCCTGTCAACGAGCTCTATGCGTACCCGAAGGTGACGCAGAAGCTGCTCGAGGATGCCGTCGTCGATGTGGAAGCCTGGCTGGCGAACAAGGCGGTGTCCAAGTTTGCCCGCAAGGAAAACGATGCCTTCCTGAACGGCGATGGCATCCTGAAGCCGCGTGGTCTGCTGACCTATGATACGGCGGCGACGGCCGATGCCACCCGCGCCTGGGGCACCTTCCAGCATGTGCTGTCGGGCGCGAGCGGTGCCTATGCCTCGTCGAATGCGGCAGACAAGCTGATCGACCTGATCTTCGAGGTGAAGGCCGGCTATCGCCAGAATGCTGGCTTCCTGATGTCGCGGCGTACCGTCGGTGCCACGCGCAAGCTGAAGGACGGCCAAGGCAACTATCTGGTCGATCTGCGGCTGCGCGACGGCGCCCTGGTCGAATCCATCTTCGGCTTCCCCGTCACCGACGGCGAGGACATGCCGGCGCTGGCTGCGGGCAGCCTGTCGGTCGCCTTCGGCGATTTCAACGAAGCGTACACCATCGTTGATCGCCTCGGCGTTTCGGTGGTGCGCGACAACATCACCCAGCCCGGGTTCGTCAAGTACCACATGCGCAAGCGCGTGGGCGGCGGTGCGGTCAACTTCGAGGCGGTCAAGTTCCTCAAGTTCGCCGCGTCCTGACGCTGGCAATCGCTGCCTTCCGATCAGCGGATTGCAGCCTGTAAGGAAACCGGCGGCGGGTCACATGGCCCGCCGCCTTTCTGTTGAAAGGCATACCCATGACTCCCGAACGCGATATGTTCCATGGCAGCGCCCCGGTGTCGGCTATCCCGCCCGCTGTGCTGTCCGCAGACAATACCCCCGCGGCTATCGATCTGCGCGGCTATGGCGCTGCCCTGCTGCTGCTGCACATCGGCGTCGGCGGCATCAGCTTTACCGGCACCAACAAGATCGAATTCGTTCTGACCCACAGCGACGACGATTCGACCTATACCAACGTGACCGACGATGACGTCATCGCCGACAGCAACGCGCCTGCCAGCATCAGCAACGGCATCATCCGCGCGCTGACTGCGGCCCATGCCGCCGCCACGCTGCAGAAGCTCAGCTATGTCGGCGGCAAGCGTTACCTCAAGCTGCTGGCCGATTTCGGCGGTACGCATGGCACCGGAACGCCGATTGCTGCCACCGTGGTGCGCGGGCTGCCGCACATCCAGGGCGTCGCCTGATCCAGTCCCTCGCATCCGCTGGTGGCAACATGCTCTTCACCCTGAACCCCATCGACATCGCCGAGGGGTATGGTGAGGGCATCCTGCCGCTGGCGGATGCGAAGGCGCATCTGCGCATCCTTCATGATGATGAGGATGCCAAGATCGAGTTCTGCCGGGATGCAGCCATTCAGGCAGTGGAGCGCTACGCGAATGTGCGGCTCGAGCGAACTGCAGGGATCGTTGCACGCTTCGCGGATTTCGGCCCGCAAATGCGCATGGGCATCGGCCCTGCTGCGACAGTGGAGGTCACGGGCATCAGCTATGTCGGCAGCGACGGCGCTCCAGTGCTGATGGACGAAGGCAGCTGGCGGTTGGATGTGCTCGGGGGGCTGATTCCCGCACTGAATGCCGCCTGGCCGACCAGTTATGGGCCCGTCACCGTGACCTTTACTGCTGGCTATCAAGCATCGAACCGACCTTCTTCGCTGGTCATGGCGGCGAGGATGATGCTGGTTCAGATGTTCGAAAGCTGGGATGTCATGCTGGCAGGGGAGGCCAGTATCGATGCGCCGAAAGGATTCCGCTTCCTTTGCGATCAAGTCCGGATGCCGGTGGTATGACGCCGAGGCATCGCCGGTACAATCTGGTGGAATTCCGCAGCAAGGGCGCAACCACCGAAAACGAGGCTGGCGAACCAGTCCCCGGAGCATCGACGCTGATCGCGCGCGCTTATGCAGCGATCTATTATGGAAAAGGGCAGGAGCGGCGAGAGGCGGCGATCGAAGGGGCCAGCCAAGTCGGCACGTTCAATGTCGAGGCCAGCAGCGATCTGCGGCGGGTCACGGTGGCCAATTTTATCCGCTTTGACGGCGCAGACTGGGACATCACCGGCATTGCTCCGCTCGGCAGGGGCGAGATCGATTTTACGGCTGTTCATCGTAGCAGCCTGACAGCGGGAGCATGACATGAACGTCATTACACTTGTCCTCCATGCCAACAATTACGGCGTCCGCAGGCGTAAGGACGTAGGTGATATCTATTATCACCAATCGCCCGCCACGCTGATCGGCATGGGCTTTGTCGCGCCGTACAATCCGCCTGCGCCTTCCGGCGGTGAGCCGGAAGAAGAAGAGCCGGCCTGATGGAGTTCGTGCTGACCGGCATCGATGCGGCGATGCGTGCCATGCGCAATATCGACGCGAAGGTGACGGATGAGAACATCAAGCCGGAAGCTGCCAGGGCGCTGCAGCCTGTTCTCGAAACGGCAAGGCGGATTGCCCCGGTCGATCGTGGCGAGTTTCGCGACAGCCTGGCGATCAGCGACACGGTGAGTGACGGGCTGACCCGTGACGGCCGTGGGGCGATGTATTTCGGCCCGCTAGAGGGTCAGGCCTTCCATGGGTGGTTCGTCGAGCTGGGCACGGTCCACATGGCGGCACAGCCAACCATCGTGCCTGCCTTCGAGCAGCACCGAGACGAGATCGTCGACATTTTGGGCAAGGGCGCTGGTCGCCTGATCCTGTCGGCCAACTGACATGGAAGAGGCCTTGATCGCACGGCTGCGCGCAAGCACGGCTGTCGCGGCCGTGGCCGGCGTGTTCAATGGCCGACCGGCGATCGATGTGGGCGAGCGGCGATCGGACCAGTCGGCGGCCTTTCCCGCAGCGCACATTCAGATGATGGTGCCTGGGCGAGATTACGACCAGGATGGGCCTCAGGGTCTGCACATCCCGCGCGTTCGGTTCGAGTGTTTCGGCCTTACCTGGCTCGCGGCAAAGCGTCTTTCACGCGCCATTACGGAAGTTCTGGAAGTTCCGGCCACGGTGAGCGGCATCCGCTTCCACCGTGCCAAGCTGGTGTTCGAACGGGACATGAATGCTGAAGACCTGGACGGTGGGATCAGGGTCTTCTGGACAATCCGCGACATGATGATCCCCTACACCCCTGCAGCATAAAGGAAGTTGATATGGCACATGGTGATGGCGTCCTCGGGGACGGCACTGAGCTCTGGTTCACGAACGCATCGGATACCCTGACCCGGGTGGTCGGTCTGATGAACGTCAACCGCCCGCATCTGTCGATTGCCAAGACCGAGACCACCGACCATGCCAGCGGCAAGGTCAAGCGCTATATCGCGGGCCATGGTGACGTCAACGAACTGGCCGTCACCATCAAGTACGAGCCCGGCAGCCCGACCGACCTGATGATTTCTGAGCATCTGGCAAGCCGCGAATATCGCCCGTTCAAGATCGTGACGATCGAGACGGACGGTTCCAGCCAGGATAATGCGGGCGTAGTGATGCTGCTGACCTATGTGCCGGACAATGCCCCGCTGGGCGCAATGCGTACCGCCACGATCACGGGCCAGCCCAAGCCGCTGACCCAGGTCGCGTCCGAAGTAGCCTGAGGGTCCTGATCCATGCAAAATCCCTTGCAGGGCATTGCCAGCTTCACCTTCGGCGGGCGCGAGTGGCACCTGAAGCTCGATAACCGCGCGCTTTATTATGCCGAAGATGTGCTCGGCTATTCGTCGCTCGACGCAGTCAATCAGGTGCGTGCCGACCTCACAGCGGGCAAGACTCCGCTGATGAAGACGATCGTCGCGCTGGTCTATGGCGGTCTCAAGCAGAACCACCCGGATATCGACGAAGACACCGTGCTGGAGATGTTCCTGTCGGAAGACCCCATCGTCCGTGATGCGGTGATGAAGGCGATGCGCGGCACGCAGATGCCGGATACCGCGCCGCCGGGCACGGCGGGAAACGGATCCAAGAAAGCTCGGGGGGCGCGCAAGACCCGGTAAGGTCAGAGTGGAACTGGGAGATCAGGTCACGTCCGTCAATGAGGTGTAATTTGGGGTGTGGTCACCGGGCTGCATGG